TTGGCTTACCGCCTGCTGCTTTGCCATCTTGAGGGTCTTTGAAAAACATAAGTGCGAAAGCCCCGACCATAAAAGTCGAGACCTCCGTTAAAGTCGCACGGCCTCCCCAAACGAGTGTGAAGCATAGTGCTATAATAAGAAGCCCCAAGATGGTGGTCTTGGGGTTCTTGAAGATACGCTCAATTAGCATCGTTCTTTAGTTTGAGGTAGTCCCTTCGCCACTTCCAAAGAGTGTACGCAAGTGAGGCTATCAGAACCAAAAGACCTAACGCTTGATGGGCGTAGCTTACGAGAAGTCCTGCTCCCGTTAAAGACCAAGACGTTAGAACGCTATCGGCTGACTCCTTTGTCATAGCATTAAATCGCTACGGGTGGTACGGGAGGCTGGCAGTATTCAGCGGTCGGGTTCGCTACGCAGTACTCTGTCTCGTATGCTGATTCCCATCCAGCGAAAATATGAACTCCGCAAGGCGAAGGCCATACGACATAAGAGGCAAACGAAGTTGTCATTGGTTCGGCAGTCCACAAAATGTCAACTGCGTACTTTGGTGACGTTACCTCACACACTTGGTTGCCTTCGGCATCCGTTCCCCATTGGGTGCAAAGATGCCCGAGTTCCACTACTGCCGTAACCAGTTCGGGGTTCCAATAGGTGTAGGTTTCGCCTTCGGGGTCGGTACCCGTCAACTCAATCTTTGCTTTAGCCGTTGCCCATTGCGTGGGCGTGAACTCGTATTTTAGGAATTTCATAGGTTAGGCAGTTAAGGCAGCGAGGTCGCTATTTGACAATCGGGTCGGGAACAAAATGGCTTGCTTGATTGGCCTATTTTGATTAAATGGTGAACCAACTTCAGCATATGAGCCGATTTCAATTTGCGAAAGGCTTGCTGGGATGCTACCGCTTGTGTCAGTTCCTACTTGTACACCATTCACATACAAAACAAAATCGTTTGCTTTATAGGCTCCAGCTACTTTTACGGTTTGACCATTTGTCAATCCCGTTTTGGTAATTGAAGCTTGTGCGCTTGAGCCGCTAAATACTCTAAATATAACTGAATCACTTGCGCTTTGCTGAATCCATATAGCATTATCAAAAACACCAGCAGCACTTACAAAAAAGGCCATAGTCGGAGATGATGATGAATCAACAACAAACTCCGCAAACAAAGTCCCCTCCGTCTGCCCGATAAGCGAGCTAATGCCCGTTTTAGAAGCAGCATCCGCAACCCTTGTAACGCTCGTTCCCAATGTGGGGATGTACGAGGTGGCGTAGGCTCCTGCTTCAAGTTGTGCGCCCCAAGCCGAGAAGTCGGCAATCGTTGCGATTTCAGCATCCGTGTTATCAATAAACAACTCAAGTGCAGCAGACGTGCTTCCAGATACAACAAAACGCTGCCAAGAGGTCGTAATGGTGATTTTTGTTGAAACAGTTCCATCTACTCGCATCCAAATCTTTTGGCTTGACCCCGTGTTGCTCTTTAGGTATACTGAACCAGTATGTGTTCCAGCGGCAACGTAGTCTTGACGTACACGGCTATAACTACCACCTGTGCGATTTAATTGGATTCGGTCAGCATCTTGGTAGCCATCGGGTGAAATAGCATAGTTTGCCGTCTTGGTTTCACCTGCTCCGTTACCATCGGTAGCCCAAGCAGCGTTCGTAAATTGCTCGGAATATACCAAGTTGTTTGTCCGCTGCGGTTCAAGCAACAGGCGAGGGCAAGTACTATTCAAGTAGTCCAAACGGGGTAACCCACTAACAGGGCCAACGCTAACTGCTGCGCTGGTGGTGGGGATGTAGTCTGTTGCTATGTCGCCCGTTTCAGATTGGGCAAAGGCAAAGGTTAAATTATCACCTATTACGCCCCCGTTCCCAGCAATGTCAGTTAGTATAAATTGTGTTTCGGTAGAACTTGACAAGGCTACTGAACACCTAAACCAACCGCTTCCCACCGACTCAATTTTAGCAAGTGAACCAACGCCAAAAGCAGTTGCGCTTTGTGTTGATAGGTTAAACTCTGCACCATTGTTATACCCTCCATTTAAGATGCTAAAATTTGTCCGAGTACCAGCTTTAGCAAAAATACTTGTAGTCCTTGCCGCACTTGCGTTTGTTTGACCGAAGGTTGGGGCGCTAACACCTGTAGACTGGATTAAAAATGCCGTACTCCCTCCGTTGGGGTCAGTTTGACCACTTGTTAAAGTCAAGTTATTTTTAGACCAAGCCGCATCCGAAAATGTGTTTGAGTACGTCAACAAATTAGTCCGCACCTTTTCAATTAGGCCGTCACTTTGCACACGGGTGGCGCTTGAGGCACGGCTGAAGGTTAGGTCGCCCGTACCATCGGTCGGCTTAACCGAGTAAACCTTTTGGTCTTTGTATCCCGAAGGGATCATTACCAGACTTGCGTCATCAAAAAAACTCATATCAATTCAAAATAAATAGTTGGTCAATTAAGCAGTCCTCTCCCTCCAATGTTGCTCCGTCATCGGTCATACGCTGAATGTACGTATCAAAAATATCATAATAGGTGTCCTCACCCAGATCCTGCAAGGCAGCAGTCAAACAATCAAAGCCCTCAAACGTGCCTCCATCGTTCAGCACCCGAGTCTCAAACTGCTCCACGATCTCATTAGCAGGAGCGAAGCACGGAGGGGCTGACTGATTCTGGATAGACAAAGTAGTCTCGTCCACTTGGCCAAACCAAGTAGAGCAGTACACTACTCCCCACGATATAAAATTGCTCACTTCTTTTTGCTTAAAAATACCCGGAGCTTCTGGATGTTGCTCCTTTTGATTCCGTATCTATTCATAAATACCATCCGTGAAATGATTGCCCATCCGTAGGATACATCTCCCCATTCTGGTTAGCGTAGTACTCCGGAGTAAGGCTGCCGTAAAAAGTCAAGTAATTGACTAAACGTCTGCCATAATGCTCTGCCGTATCTCGTTCCTTCTGGATCAAATACTCCAGCTCGCTCTTGTCGATGCTCTCGCTATTCTCGCTCTGCTTCTTAAATACTCCCCCGTTGCTGACCTTATACGTCAAAAACGGAAGCAGCTCCACCATCGTGTAATGCACCAGTACATCCTGCACGTAGTCATTCATCAAGGTAAGGTAGTTGCCCGTGAGGGTATTTGCCAGCACATCGTTCTTTAGTTTATCGTACAACGCAGTACCGAGCAACGCTTGGATATGTATGTCCTGCGAGGTCTTGATATACTGCACCATCTGATCACGATCTACGTTACCGGATATAGCGGTACGCTTTACGATATCATCGGGTGAAACAAAGAGAGCGTATGCCATATTTAATAAACCCGATTGCTCGGATATTGCGACTATTTGGGTATCCCTTTACTCTGAGCGTAAGCAGGAGTATAGCCTTGGTAGTCCGAATCGATAGGTGCGATAGCGACCTCCTTTGGGTTCTTAGGTAGCTTGAATCCTTGACGTACTGCTTCGTTTACGTTAATGATAGTTGTGCCACTCAAAGTGCCGCCACCATAGATCTCGCCATCCTTCGTCAATTTCTTGCGATATACCCTACGTTCCCAGCGATGGTAGCAGTTAGCCCCACCCTTGTACAACCAAACGCTGTAAGAGGCTCCCTGCGCTTCTGCGCCCCCGTTAGAGCTTAGTTCCTTGATGTCCTCCATCCGATATACTCTCTTAGCAGCGATAAGGCTACGGCAGAGGGTTCTGCTTGGCCCCGGATTGCGGTTTTTATTTGCAATAGCACCAACGGCATAGAAGTAGCGTACCTTGTATCTCTTCGAATCTTGCTCGCTGGGATCCTGCGCCACAAGTTCAGTCCGGGAGTTTAGGTATGCCTCGACATCGTACTCCTCTTCCTCGCTATCGACTATCTCGCTATCGACCATCTCGTAGTCGCTAAGTAGTTCCTCTTCGCTCTCCCCGATATTCTGAAGCTTTGCTACCAGTTCAGCAGCAAGCTCCTCCATCAGAAAAGGGAGGCCATCCCTTCCCCCCTTCTGCGACTTCATCTGCGTAATAACGGCAGAAGAGTTACCCACGAAAAGAGCCTGCGCTACTTGTGGTTCGAATTGTAGCATCTGTACGAGGAACGTAATCGCTTGGTCTTGCGTAAGCACTCCCTCCGTAACGGCTCTCATAATATCCAGAGAGCTGGCGATCTGAGCACCATTGTACGATGCATCTTTTTTGATAAGATCCTCTGTTGCCTCACTTACATCTGCAACCGGGGCACCTTCGACCACGATTTCATCGCTTACCTCTTTGACGTCAGCAAACTCCGCAGGAGTCAATGTCCTAAAGTATAGGTCGAGGCTTACGTTATTGTAAGCAAGAATCATATCCAAGCCCGCAGCGATCTGCTCCTGCTTAGGCCGGATCACCGTGTTGTCCAACAGATTGAAAGCATTCTTAATCTCATCGGCATTACTACCCAATCCAGCAGTACCATCCTTTACCCCAAAGAGCATAGGCGAGGTGATCCGATGCGATACCAGAATCTTGCTCGTGCTCTCGCTACTTAGGAACTCATACTGAAGGTGAGCCTCCGATAAGGTAACGGGCTCGATAGTAGCAGCTTTTTGGCTATCATCGTTGAAGGCGAGGATATACTTGCCTGCGTTATTGCTACCGCTCCACTTCTGTTTAATTGCAAAGTCGATATTGTCCTGCTCTTCCTGCGGTGGGATGCCGTTATTAAAGTTAATGATCATCGAAGGAGCCAGTCCGTTCTTGATATTGTTGATATGGTAGTTGGCAATCTCTTCCTCCATCTCAGCATACGGCAGCCCGCCTTGGTAATCCACCGGTGAGTAGTAGTACGAGCCACTCCGGTACGGGCGTATGTAAAGGATCTCTGCTTTATCGGATGCTGCTCCGTATCCAAACGCTGGGATGCGCTCCGCTTGATTCTTATTTCGAACCTTACTCCAATCGTAAGCCATATAGTAGGCCTCGATCTCTCCCTCTTCGTTGCACTTCTCTGCCCTTAACGTCTCGACTGGGATGTGATATACCTCCGCTATCTTGCTCTTGTCCGCAGTATAGATAATCTGGAACGCTCCATTGCCGAGCATATAGTAGTCATTTACTACCCTCTTAAGTTGCTCGGGCTGGATAAGCCTACGCAGCTCCAGATACCCGGATGGGTTAGCATCAGAGTTCGAAGCATCGATTCCCTTGCCGTAGATAATATCCACGATGCCCGTGATCACTGCGTTATTAGTAGGTGAGCCGTTAGCCCTATCGATAAGGTAGTTAAAAAACTGATTGTCATCGCCATACTCCACCCAGCTCAAGCGAGGGTTCTCGCTGATTTGTGGCGTGGTATAAGACGCCAGATTGATTAGTCGGATATTATTCGCCATAGATCACAAAGTCATTGTTCATAGTGCGCTCAGTAGTCTGCAGCACAGGTTGATAGTTATCGATTGTGCCACCACTCGGCAGCATATAAATTTTGTCAATGGTCAGCACCTTAGCATCGTCCGCACCTAAACCCGTGAGCCCAGTCGTTACGCAAGCCAGAGCCTCGATTGTCCCTGCATCCGCTATCACCCTATCCTCGTATTGGTTAGCGACTCCTGCTGCGTACCTCTGATCTTCAAGGCGTAAAATGTAGGGTACTTCCGGATCAAGTGTTGCGCTATTATACGCAAATGTAAGCTCCCTTGTGTCTTCATCAAAAGATGGGCTCACGAGAGTATAGGTAATAACCTCTCTCGTGTCCTTATTTACGAACTTGGCTTGTATGCGCCAGTAGTCTCCGTAGTTCGTGAGGTCATCGTTTCCGTACTTCCAGTCACGGATTGGCAAGGTGATATCCTGTTGGGCATTATATGATAAGAAAATCATACCTAAATAACCCAAAGTCGCTACAAAGTGGGATATGCCTCAACAAAAAAGGAGGCCGAAGCCCCCTCTTTATCTTTATCCATTGGATAATTACGCTCCGAATACCATCGTAGGCTTCGTTCCAGATAATCCAGCGAATGGATCATTTGCAATCGCACCCTTTAGGAAGTTAGCAGGCACACGCTCTTGGCCTGTGAAGGTTACGTTGTATCCCGTTAGGTCTGCATAAGCAGCGCCCGTTACGATAGATCCACCCGTTACCTCTGCTCCGTGCTCCAATCCCATAAGGAAGGCATTGCCGTTGTTGTCCTCGACCACGATAATCGGGCGAGCCCAAGCCAATAGCTTGATCTGCTTATGCGATTCAGCGGTCTGCTTCTTGAGAACAATGTTCAGAACCTGCTCAAAGAACGTGGTGCCGTTGTCACGGCTGGAAGTGATTGCCTGCTCAAAGTTAGAAGTTCCTTTGAGGTCATATACGTAAGCAGAAACTGCTGCAGTAGCAAGCTGAGAAATGACATCCGTGTTAGCGGTATCATAAGCAACTGCTGAGAGGCTTATTGAGTTGATGAAATAAACTTTGTTCAGACCACCTACTTGGTCTTTACACGGCTCTATGCGACCGAGGGTGAAGGTACAAGACATTTTTTTATTGAATTAAAAAAGGGGGCGAGGGCAATGCCCGGCCCCCCTTATTGTTTATTTATTAAACTTAGATTAAGCGTAGTAAACCACGTCTGCTCCGAAACCGACCTGCACTCCTGCAGTAAATCGCATTACGAAACGTACATTTTTGCTACCATCGAGGTCGCTCATGTCCAAAACCTTCACTTCGTTGGTATCGTTCAAAAGCCCGCAACCGAAGTATAGGTTTGACTTCTGAGCCAAGACCATCTTGTTAGATCCAAGCCCTGGAGCGTGGAACAAACGAACGCCATCAAAGAATAAGTCTTGACCAGCGAACCAAGTGGTACCCTTATTGTCAACACCATTTGAACCAAGACCAGAAGCACCGAAACCGCCAAGGGCACGGACATAAGCCTTAAATACATTGGTAGGAACGTACAAGTAAAGGTCATCCTTTCCGTATACTGCGTTTGGTGCTGCATCAAGTACACGACCCATCTCTGTCAAGACGTTGGCGGAAGTAATGCCACCAGTAACGGCAGTTACATCGATAACGGTTGTATCAGCAGCGAGGATAGTTTGGAATCCGTTGAACTCACCAGCACTTGCAGTTGCTCCAGTCCAGATCTTAGACTCGATCCACTCAGATACTTTGGCAGCGTTGTAGCCGATGAAGTAATCCACGAAGTTCGTAGGAAGCTGGTCGAATGCAGAGTAACCCATCTGGATGGCTTCCCAATCAGACTCGAAGTTACTTTTGCAAAGCTGAAGGTTTACCTGCAAGAACTCTGGCTGAAGGATAGCCTCGTTCAAAGTCAAAGTAGAAGTGTCTGTGAAGTCACAGGTCTGGTCTTTAACGATATCGTTCAAAGCAACCCTCTTTAGGACTTGCTTGAATTTTACGTTGGGGATTACCTCGATTCCACCCTTAGCGATAGTATCGCCAGATAAAAGGGCAGCAGAGATATAACGTCCGGCAAATTCACCGGCATACGTTGTGGTCATTGAAGTAGTTGTGGCCATTTCGCTTTATTTATTTGAAAAGTTTAGAAAACACTCGGTCTTGGGTATTAACAACACGCTCTGCACCGATGTGAAATTTCAGTTCGTGTTTTTTCTCTACGGGTGCAGCAACGATAGGCTTCTGAGCAGCCATTGTTACTTCTACCGCCTTGGGCTCTTCAATGACCTCAGCCATCTCTTGTTTTTTGCCCATCTCTTGCTTCATCATTTCGACCTCTTCCCGAAGGGCAGAAACCATCTCCATAATGTCGGTCATAGTCATCTCCTTCTCTTCCTCGGCAGCAGCCTCGATCTCGACTTCGATTGTAGGCTCTTCAGCCTTTAGCTCTTTGATTATGCCCTCTTCCTCGATAACGAGGATGCGACCATCTTCCAGCTTATGCTCACCAACGGGTGCAGCGATTTGCTCGCCATCCCCTCCGATAAGGAATACATTTGCACCAGCCTCAAATACTTCGGCTTCCACCTTAGTACCATCGACCAGCATCATTGAAGCAAGCTCTACTCGTTCGGGAGTAAGAGCGAGCTCGATTTTCTTGAAAACATCTTGCAGATTCATAAGTAAATAATTGTTTTAGTTAAAATTGGGTATTTTACTCTTACCCTTTGCCACCGATAAAACCTATGCCTTGTGCTTGCATATCGTTCTTGTCGCAGCATTTGCGAGAGTAAGTCTTACCATCGGGGCATAAACACGCCCTGTTGGAGTTTTGTGGTACTGGGGGCTTTGGCCCTTGGTTAAATCCTTTCATTATTTATTAAGTTCTTTAAGTTTAGATTCTGCCCACCGCTTACCGGCAAGGCCTCCCCATAGCAGGAAGGATATTGTGCCGCAGGCTTCGGGGTTTTTTTCATCGTAGTACTCCTCGGCTCTCGATAGGTACGAATACATCCGTGTGATTGTCTCTACCGATAGGGGCTTGCCTTGTGCCAACTGCTGCGCCCGTACCTTGCCTACCGGAGTAGCGCACTTATTGTTCACCTTCTCATTGGCCTCAATCCCACGCTTTGCGTTATTCTTTACCGCATCCGGATAGTCAGCGTAGGATTCCATCTCTAAGCGTTTGCCACCAGACCTGCGCTTGTCGTTTTTTATGATAGCGTTTACTGATCCGAAGATATACTGCTCTGCGATATGCTCTGCCTCTGCCATCTCGATCTGAGCAAGAGCCTCCTGCAGATCTTCGCCCCGTAGTTTCTCACGCTGGGCAAACCATCCTTCGATGCTAAAGCCTTTTACCTTTCCCTCCTTGACGTACTCCGTCCAGATAGCATCGTTGTTTACTTTCATCATTACAACCCAAGTGCCAGCAGGATACTCCAGCCCGTAGGTCTTGGACTTATCCATAGATTCATCTTCGATAATCCACGACTCCACAACAGACAAGCCCGATAAGCCCTCTGAGTGCTCCAGCGTTGCGTTGTTCTGGTTGCCCTTGATCATATACAATTCCGCTGCTTTGCGGATCGTGTCGGCAGAAAAATAGACGTAGTACTCTTCCCCGGTCTTGTCATCGTATCGGTAGATGGGCTTGTTTGGAACGAGTGCTGCTCCTATCAAGATTCGCTTGTCTTCATCCTGCACCTTAAACTGCACGTGCTTGGATAGAGCGATAAACTGCTCATCGATAGCCGGGTTCTCCACTATGCTGATGGCATCGACTCCCATCAGTTGGTCATCCTCTAAAATTAGTTCGTAAATCTTCATCCTCCGATTGTTGCGCTGGAGCGTATTCTGCGTTCCAACTGATTAGCATTTGTAATGTCTTGGTTTATGACATACGCCCTCATAGGCCTACCGAGCATCCCAGCGAGCTGGTTCTCCGTATTACTGAAGGATATGTTCGGTGTCATAGGTTGTGCCGAGGGCGAAGACGTAGGTATCGAGGGAGTTGAGGTAGAGCCTTGGACTCCCCCGGAAGGTTGGAACTTAGCAGAGGCGATTGTTGCTATCTGTGCTGCTCCAGTCGCTGCCACGATTCCTGCTTTTACAAAGTTAGCCCCCGTGAGAGCATCCTGCGGTACTGCGAACTGCATCATAATAGCAGCAGCGGTGCTGGCGATTGCCTCACCTATGCGAAGGGCTTTTGTTATCTTAAAAGTTTTCTCCGCATTTTTTTCGTTGTTTTTGCCAAGGGCTTCCGACAACTGAGCTAACGCACCAAAGGCTTGCCCTGCAAGCTGAACAGATGCAGCAGCATTTGCAAGTTCATCTGCCCGTGCTTGATCCGCATACTTCTTTTTTATCTCCCTCTTCTTGGCCTCGTATATCTGAGTAGCCTCCACCGTGCTCTTGCCAGCCTTTATCGCTAAAGTCGTAAGGGCAAGATACTGCTGCTCTGCTGCAGCAAGTTCCTGCTCTTGAGCAGTACCGCCAGCATTACGCATCTGGTTAAGCATATCGTTGTATGCCGATACGTTCTGCCCCTGTTGAAGCTTACGAGCATCCGCAGCCTTCTTTTCAATCTCCGCTACTTCCTTCTCAACCTTGATGCGTTCGTTAGCCACTTCGGTTTCTTTCGCTTGGCGTTCTGTAAGTGCCTTGGATGCTTCGTCCGCTGCAGCCGTAGCTTCAGTACGTAATCCTTTAAGTTCCGTCTCGAGCCTGCGCTGCCTGCGTAATGACTCGGTGCGTAGCTCATTAACCCTTGCCTCTGATTCAGCCTGCTTCAATAGGTCTTCATCGGTTGACTCCCCGAGGGCTTTTTTCTCCTTTAGGTATTTAACGTAAGCCTGTGCATTTGCTTGCTCTGCTTTCGCTACTTTGTTCTCCAGATCGAAGGCTTTGCGTACTGCCTTTTCTCGCTCGCCTAAGCTTTTCGTTTCATCGTCAGCTATAATACGAGCCTTTGCAATCTCTCGGTTTGCCTCTGCTCGCATCTTAATTAGATCCCTCTCCCGGTCTTCGATATTGTCAAGCTGCTCCGCTAACGCTGCACCTTTTTTTGTCTCGTTAACAATCTCATCGCCCAAGCCCTTAAACGCATTTTTAACGCTATCGACTGCTCCCTTAAAATCACCAGTAAAGAACTTTACAAGACCCTCGCCTAAAACCACGAATCGGTCGATTACGACCTTAACCGCAGCACCGACTCCACCCATAATCTTCGCAAACTCATCCGCACCTCTGGAGGTCTGCGTGAAGTAAGCGAACAAAGAGCCAAGCACCACTACAAAGGCACCGAGTCCTGTGGATATAAGCGCACCCTTCACGGTGTTCATACCCACGACAAAGCTCTTTACGCCACCGACCAATGCCTTAAACCCAGAAGCTGCACCGCCCGTGTACTTATCGATAGCTTCCGAGGCAGAAGCCATTGTGCTATTTAATCCTTCGGTTTGCTTATTGGTGTCGCTCAAAGCCTTGTTAAGCTCCTGCACGTTTAGAATAGCCTCGCCATTCTCAACCTTTAGCTTTATAACTTTCTCGACTGCCATTGCCTCTTGATTTGTTGCTTCGCCTCTGACCAGCTTTCAACTATCTCCCATTTGCCTTTTGATATCTCTATCTCGTTGCAGATGCCGTAGTGATCCCCTTTAAGCGCAGTAATTAAAAAACCTATATTCATAATAGTTGCGTTCTTTCCGCTACCACGCTCCACGTTTCTGCTACCTCCGTACCTCCGTGGTGCTCAAGTTGCAAATACGAAGCGAAGCCGTTAGCCGTTTGGATAGTTATTTGATACCTATCGCTCGTTACATTATGAAGCCCGTGGATTGTATCGCCTGCTGCTCCCCGTACTATCGTGTAATCCGTCTGATAGGAATACGTCTCACAAGTAAAAGTGATTCTCACGATCTGGTGATCCCCCTCCGCAAGGTCAAACAAAGGCGTAGCGTAATTGTGCAATGCCACACACCGGAACTCCGTAGCCTCTAAGTCCGAAGTCACGGTGTACCAATACATCGTGTTCGTAGGCCGTGAGGTATTGGTGCTGACATTAGCGATTGCTGATTTCTCCAGACCTACAAGCCCTGCGCTTTTTGACTTCACAAACTTACTCGTACGCCAGTAGCACTTATTGTCGCTCCACTTATACCCATAGAACTCGCAGCATTGCTGCGTAGGGGTACCGCTAAAGCTCACGGTTCCGTCATTATTCAAAGCCGATACGCTGCTCGCACAGATCGAAGAGTTCACAAACGAAGCCCGGAATAGCTCCACCCGGGCAGTCATCTTATCCAGATCGTACCCGTTTATCTTATTGATCCTCCAGTAGTCCCCATCGTAGTAGATCTGATCGTTAAGATTCAGCAGAAATAACTCCGCAGGATCCAGCACTATCGATACCTCAAGCATCACCGCATCCGTAGCATATAGTTCCAAAAGATACGTGGCGTAGAAGTCAGTCAGTAGGTTATTCTTTGGAGGCTTCGTGCCTTCTAATTGTGGTATTCCGAATGTTGCGGTAAACGTGCCCCCATAGTTTACATTGAATACCGGATACTCGTTCTGGACTTGAAAAGATCCATCCGCACTACGGAAGATATAATAGTTCGATGTCCCATTAAGACCATTGAAATATAGCAGCCTTGGTGGGGAGTCGATAGGCTTCCCCTCCGCATCGAACATCTGAATAACGTCAAACGTAGTATTTGAATTTATCCGATTGGTGATTGTCGCAGCAAAGGGAGCCTCGATTGTGATCTCACCTTCCGCAAATTGATTGCCCGTGTCCTCGACCTCTACGCTGCCGTGGGGTATTCCAAAGGAGGATACGTAAGCGTTATCGATAATAGCGTTACCATTAGCCATCAGCATCTTTATGGTCTTGCCCTGCAGTTCCGTAGTAGGTTTTATCGTGATGGGTTGACTTACATCCACGACCTCCTGCCAGTTCCTTACTGCGCCAGATCCTATCCAAGCATCGTAAGCAAAAATGCTTATCATATTCGGGATCTCCTTACTCGGAACGAATACGAGGTTAAACATCTTAGCGATTCCAGCGATAAAGTCCTTCTGCTTCATCTTAGGCAAGAACATCGAAGGATCTACATCCGACCCCGTAGGGTAGTCCGGGGCGCTGATCACGGTTAATTGGCAACTGGATGCGAGAGTACCTCCCGATTCAATCCCCCCTATCCGGAAGGATACAAGATTGCTCGTGGTCAAGTCCCTAAAGAAATGCACAAAATCAATCGAGAACGCACTCTCCGTTACTACATCCTTGCTCTGGATTGCAGTGTTACCCAAGTACATCGTAATTTGGTACATATAGTTCCCCGATGGCGAACTTATCACGCCCTGCACGTTAAACTTATACTCCCCGATAATAGGCACCTCATACCGCCAAGTGCTGGTATTGTAGTTGTTCCCGTTGTCATATACCTCCGTGTTGAATCGGATTATGCTTGGTGCTATGGTCGTGAGTTCTGGGATTGACAAACTCGCACTCGAGTACACTTGAGCCAGCCTGCTATTAAAGGATGCCTCCAAAGGCACAAGCCCCTCTTTGTTATACCCAAGCAATAGCATATCCGTGAACTTAGCATTGTTGAAGATCCCGGTTGCTGCTTCTATCGTGTACCCTGCCTCCGCAAATATCTGTTCGAAGATAATCGTGGCTTTTATCGCTGGGTAAAAGTCCGTTTCACGAAGTGGGGTGAACGCCTGCTGCGGAGAGAATAGCGTATCGCTTGCAAAGACCCTCGTGTCCACCGGTACATATACGATATCCCCATCGAATAGATCGCCATTCCAACTGCCTACGATATTCTCGTAGTTGAAAATATGCATATATGATTCCAGATCCAGCTCACTTATTTCCTTCTCGCCTACGTTACGTGCGAACCTTGCGTTCTCCCCAGCGACCAGAACTTGGTACTGCTTCGCCATTGTGTTCTCCAGCGTTACATCGAGCAACTGAAGGTATCCGCTGATCATAATAAGGTCATCGCTGTAAAGCGTTACGTCCTGCTTCGCATACGCATTAAACCCTCCGCTAATACTTACATCGTAGTAATGCTTAAAGAACTGATTGTTTACATCCGTTGCAGGAAGCGAGAAGCTCTTCGATATCGGGCTGAAGATAGCAGCAGGATCTCTGAGGTCAGCAAGATTGTAATCTACGCTGATACTTTCATCGCTGAATAGATCCAGATATCCCGTGGTGGTTTGCAGCGTTAGAGCCATACCCTGTTTTTAACTTGTGCTGCGTATTCGAAATTGAAGGTGTACTGCACGAGGTTATCGTTAAGGCTTGTCTTGTACTCCTGCGAAGTATTTTTAAGCGTAACGTACCTCTCCTCCTCCACGAAATAAAGGATGTTTGATAGTAGCATCTCTTTTACCATTTGATTGTAGCCATCGTTTAAGAATCCCGTGTTAACGCTAATGCTATCCCTTCCGAAATTGTTAAAGGTCTTGGTAGGGGATGCAGTCGCAGGATTGTAGGTAAAGGTACTCGAACCGATCGTGCCTACGTTGGTCTCATACTGCTCCTTGCTGGTGGATGTAGAGTTTGTTGATTTCTTAAATGCCACGATATAGTCCCACGCTCCGTACTTATTCTGGTAAGCGATGGTGATCGGGTCATACGTTACCTCGCACTCCGGGGTGAACCGAGTGGTGTATGCTGCGTCATCCTCCCCGAGTTCCTGCAGCGCAGCCTCCAGACAAGCCAATGCCTCGCATACTCCACCATCGGTCTCTACCCTTCTGCTATACGCCACGCTCTGGAATACTCCAAGGGCTAAGTCGTAATATAAGAGGTCTGCGACATCCTGTGGCTTAGGGTCGATCACTGAAGCGTTAAGGTTAGCAACGCCAGCAGGAAGGTAAAATAGTTTATTGGTAGAGTTTACCGAATCCACCGCACCGAAGTCCGCTATGTCAATCATAGCAGATTGTCCATCGCTATAATCTACCCGCATCCCATTTACCAGAGCAGGCACTACGCCTATCGTAAGGGCTTGGTCGAGTTGGATATATTGGATGCTGCTTCCGCTTGTCATTACTCCCGTGGTGGTCGTAGCATTTACCCCATCCACGAACTCCGTATAGCCATCGTAAGCGTTTATCGTGTTGGATGTTGCGGTAACTGCAGCGATACCTCCTGCGGTGGTGTACTCCCGGAACTTCACCTGTACATTGCATACGGTCTGATCGTTATCCGTAGCCGTTCCAGCAGCGTGGTCGATATTGGTCTGCGATAGGTACGAGCTTACGATATTGCTGATATCAAAGTACCCGTATAGATTGCTGATGCTTTCCTTCGGCTTGATAAGGCGATAGACATAAGAACCCGGAACGGAACTGCTTGCTCCAAACCAGATAAATACATCCGCAACGTACTTGAATCCTGCGTTACCGGAATTGTTACTGCTCACAGAATAGACCATTGGGCTGCCAGCGAAGGAGCGAGTCGGTGCCTGCTGCGTTATAGTGATTGCCATTACTTATATTTTAGATTCAATTTCTTTATGGTGAACTCGATAAAGTTCTCAACGTCAAGTCCATAGGCTTCTGCCACCTCGTTAGGCAGTTTGGCGAAGCCCAAGTTGAACGGCCTCGTGTAAAAGTCAGAGGGCTCGATTCCCTTGGCTTTGATCTTAATCATTACGAGCCGTGCCGTATCTGCATAGCTTAGGAACTTCCCCTTGCCATCCTTAAACTGCAACCGCCTACGTGCAGCCCACGCATAGATTGGCCCAAAGGGTGGCATCTTGCCCTTTTTTCTACCCTTATCTACCCATTCGCCATACTCAGCCATTAAGAAGTCAAACTCGAGGCTATTCGGCCCCGTGGTGATTTCATAGTCGAGGGAGTTGTATAACGTATTCGTTACATTCTTTTTTTTACGGGTGAGGTTCTTACGGCTCTCCGCAACCAGATACTTCCCGAACTTATCAAGAGCAAGCCGGGTGTTCTCCGCTTTCTTTAGATCTGGATTACCGGAAGCCATTAGCAGATAATAGTCGGGTTCGGAGTCTCTATCTGAAGCGTTGCCTTCCATCCGCACACGGTGGACTCGAAGTCCTCATCGAAGGGCTCGCATAGAGGGTCGTTAACGAGCCTAAATCCATCCGTGTATAGATCACCCCTCCGGAGGCTTGCGATCATCTCCTGCATCGAGAATAGGCTCCTATGATATATGTCCTGCTTCTGTGCTACTCCCTCGAAGGAATAGGGTACGACATTCGGATCTTGCTTGGAATAGTCCATCGCATCCATTACCAGAACATCGATTGAATAGATCACGGTTCGCTCCAGTACCTCAGCCGTTCCAGTAAGGATATGGCACAAAGGGAAGAGGGTCATCTTCCGCATATCTACGTCAAAGATGTTGCCCCACGTTACGGAGTTCACATAGGAGGAATTGTCGGCTGCTGATTGCAGAGCCTCGCAGATTTGATAGTATCCGTACTTCATAAATAAAGAACCCTTTATCGGGTATTCTGCCGAGCCACCTGCGCCTCAAGGCGTGACTTGTCAGCCTCGTACGTTACCCACATCAAACATTGGTAAAGCGGTAGCTCCGTTATCTGGTCAAGGTTTTGTAGAGATCCTGCAGCAAGTTGATGGAGGATTGCATACCATCCCCATCGTTTACCAAAGGCAGTTCTGGAATCGAGGATCTCCCTTGTTTCGCCACTTGCTTCAAATAAGTCAGCGAAGACATCTGCAGTCCGAGTTCTAAACGATAAAAAAAAAGCAGCGCACCCTGCACTACGTCCATCGTGATGGCCTCGAATGCTGATCCATCGTGCTTATCCGGATGGTATTTCTCTATCTCGTGCCTTCCGTATGCCTCCTTAATCACGGGGCGGTATAGCACCCCCATCCACTTCTGAGCATTCTTAATGGGCTCCTTCATATACTCCTCCAGATCCACGAACTCCCCCAGCGATATGTCCTCCAGCTTAGGGTGGAAGCCATACTTTACGCCATCGATATGCACGAAGCGATGCAGGGGTGGGTTCTCCGTGAATACCCCAGCGATTATTGTCTTGATATCCTCGAGCTCTTTTACCGGGAACGAGTCCTGCTCATCTTTATCGATGCCACAGAATATCGATAGAGCTAAGTCCTCGGCAGTTTCATCCGTGGGGTTAGCCCCCATAAACCTCTGGAAGTCCTTTAGGCTTAGGTCAGCCCAGATCGTTGGTACTTTTATTGTGCGAAGCATTGCTGGCGTGTGTCGTTGATATTGGTAATGTGGTAGAATTGTACGTCCTCATAGAGCCTTTCCGCAAGGTCAGCGCATCTTTGAGGGTCAAGGTTCCGTAGTTCCTCTTCCCAATGCCCCGGCCC